ATCCCGGCGTCCGTGTTTCCAAGCTCTAGGAGCCTCTCAGATGGCAGTCACGATCAGCCTCTACAATCACACGGCCAAGCTCTTCGCCGAGGGCTCCAACATCCCCGGCGACACCTACAAGGTGAAGCTCTACACGGCGGCGACCTTCAACGCGACGCATACGACGCTCGCGGGTGTCGGTGGCACCGAGGCCACGACTGGCACCGGATACACGGCTGGCGGTCCCTCGCTGGCGAACGTCGCCGTGACGACGGTGACCACGAACGACGCGCGCTTCGATGCCGATGACGTCACGCTGACGGCTTCCGGCGGCTCGATCACGGCGAGCTACGGCGTGATCTACAACGACACCGACGCGAACGATCCGCCGCTGGCGTTCATCGACTTTGACGGTAGCCAGTCGGCGGGCGCTGGAACCGACTTCAAGATCATCTGGGACGCCAACGGAATCTTCTCGTTCACGGTGGCCTGATATGGCCGACAACGTCGCTATCACCCCAGGTTCGGGCGCGATAGCCGCCGCCGACGACATCGGCGGCGTGCTCTACCAGCGCGTCAAGGTCTCGCACGGCGCAGACGGAAGCGCGACGGATACGAGCGAGGCTGCGCCGCTGCCCGTCGCTGCCTACGGCGAGCTGGTCGAGGCCATCGAGGCGATGCGGACAGCGATCAATACGCTGACCCGCACCATCGGCCTTGTGACGGTCGATCCGGCGACGGGGCGTCTGCGCGCCGAGGTCGTCCAAGCGACCGCCGCGAGCTTGTTGGCGACAGTCAGCATCGCGTCCAACCAGACGCTGACGACGCTGACGACGCTGAGTAACCAGACGCAGATGGGCGGCTTCAACGCGCAGGATCAGATCCCGGCGCTGATGCGGCTTTCGGCCGACAATCTCCGACGCAACATTTCGGTGTCCTGACATGACGACCACGAACGGCAATCGCAAAATCCTCGACCTCAAGCGATGGGAGATGTTGGCGCCCGCGCCAATAACAACAAACTCTGGAAGTATTGTCGTTTCTTCGCGGCATTACCGCCAGCAGCAGATGCTGATAACTGGCTCTGGCAACGCGCACCTTTACAATCCGAGCGAAGACGGGTGGGTGCAGGTTCCGACCCCAAACCTCGCTTCATATGGCGCTGCGACGTGCGGCGTTGCTGGCTCTTTCTCCACCGGCGCGACCGCCGGCGCGTCGTTCTTGACGGCGACAGCCGGAACGACGACGTCGATCACGACCAATCAGACGCTGGCGCGCGATTTGCGCGGGTACTCGGTCTATTTCGTCGGCGGCACCAACTCCGGCAAGCTCAAGACGATCGCCAGCAACACCATCGGCACGAACGCTGTTATCACGTTTGAAGGCGCGGCCGAAGCCGTCGCGTTCGACAACACGTCGCAGTATCGACTGAAGACGCCGGTCTTTTTTGTTCTGGGCGGGGGCACGCTTGCGAGCGGCTCGTTCAAGCGATACGACTTCGCGACCAACACTTGGGTCACGCTGGTCAACACCGGCCTCCCGGCGTCATGGGGCACGGATGGTCGGATCATCTCGACGCCGGCATGGCTTGATCTCGGATTCAAAAGCTTCGCCACCGGCACGGCGACGGCTGGCGCATCCACGACGCTGACCAACAGCGCAAAATCGTGGACGACGAACCAGTGGGCGAACGCGCAACTGCGAATCACCGCCGGCACAGGCGCGGGGCAGATCCGCACGGTTGCGTCGAACACCGGAACGGTCATCACCGTTTCGAGTGCATGGACGACGACGCCGGATGCGACCTCGCAGTATTCGATCGAGGGCAACGACGACTACATCTACGCCATCGGCAACAACGCCGTGACGATGTACCGCTACTCGATAAGCGGCAACTCTTGGTCCACGCTCTCTCCCGGCGTGGCGCGTGGCGGCGCGCCGGGCACCGGGCTCTCAGGGCATTGGGTCCACAGCGTGTCTGCGTCGGGTTGGACAAACGAGAACGCGATCGTCAACGGGCGCTACATATACTCGTTCCGTGCGAGCGGTGGCGCGCTGTTGGACCGTTACGACATCGCGGCGAACAGTTGGGCAGCGGTCAGCTACGCTCCGGCCACGGAGACTTTCACAACGGGCACCAAGTACGTTTACAGCAAGGATTTCCTATACATTCACAAAGACACTACGGGCCGCTGGTTCCGATACGACTTCGCTCAAAGCGCGATGGACGGCTGGACGACGATGCTCTACCCGAATGGTGCTGGAACTCTTGGAGATACCGCGTTTGATGTGACTTACAGAGACGACGCGACAGAAATCGACTACATGCACATCGTGCTGAACGGGTCTGTGGTCCACATGCGGCAGATGGTGATCTGATATGACGATCCCCGATCTGATTGCACTCGCCAACGCGCGTCTCGCCAACCTCACGGCGCAACGGACCTCGGCAGCGTCGCTTGGAGACGCGGTTCGCATGGCTCAACTCGACACCGAGATCGCAGAGACCGAGGCCACGCTGGCGGCGCTGCGGGGGATCTGATGGAAACGCTCGCAGAACGCCTCGCCCGTCCAGATGTAGCCTCACTGCCCGACTGGGCGGCTGCGGCGTCGCTGAACCAGCCCGACCCGACGCTGCCGGCCGTTGTTGAGTGGCGTCAGACGCAGATCGGTATCGGCTCGATCCTCGATGCGCTTGGGCCGACCGCCGGCGCGACGTTCCTAGACGCGCTGGAGGTGCTGGCCGAGACCACGCCGGTGGTGCGGTGGGGCCTCGAACTGATCCGGGGCTCCGGCCTCGACCTCTCCCGGCCATCGGCACGCGCGCAGCTGGAGGTGCTGGTCGCTGGCCGCATCCTTCAGCCCGAAGAGGGCGAGGCGCTGCTGGAGCTCTCGCGGCGCACGCGGCATCCGTCGTGGGCCGAGGCCAATGGTGTAGCGGTTGACGCGCGGGCAGTCGGCCTGGCGCGTGGAGGTCGATGATGGCAGTCGCGAAATGGTCTACGCCCTCGACGCGGTCGAGCAACATCCTCTCGACGGTCGCGAACTCGCTGGCGAACGGATCGGAGAGCAGCGTTGTCACCTACGACAACAGCACCAACCGCGATCTCTACGCCGTGTTCACGCTCAAGCTCGGCTCGATCACGTCATCGACCGGCGGGTCGGTCTCAATCCGCGTGACGATCAACGACGGCACCGACACAAGCGACAAGGTCGGCGGCGATGTCTACGTCCTGCCGCTGACGAGCGGCGCGTCTGCCAAGGTCAATGTCGTGCAGGTCAGGCTGCCGCCGTTCTCGCTTCGCTTGTCGGTGGTCAATAACGCGGGTGTGACGCTGGCGTCGAGCAGCAACGAGTTGTACGTCCGCCCCTGGAACGAAGAAGTGGTCTAATGCCGCGCGGGCTCTCGGACTACGATAGCGCGCGGATACAGGGGCGGCTGTGGACGCCGGAGGTGTTGCGTCCTGCGGCGTGGTTTGATGCGGCGGATCTCAGCACGGTCACGAACACGGCCGACGGCGTGTCTGCGTGGGCAGACAAGAGCGGAAATGGCCGCACGATGTCGCGGTCCTCAACGACATTTAGGCCGTCGCTTCGGGTTGAAAATAGAAATGGACTAAGTGCTATCGAGTTTGTGGACAAAACGCCGGTGGGTGGTCTCGACACTCGAAACGACCGTATCCAAATGGCAACAGGCATAAATGTCCGGTCAGCATATGTTGCAATGAGTAGGTCGGCCAACCCCATCTCAAACGGTTACAATTTCATCTTTACAAGTGACGGGGACAATGCAGGCGGCTCTTATAATTGGTCCGGACCTCAAACAGACGACATCCTGGCAGATTCTTTGTATGTGAGCGCCGACTGGACAAACGGGAGTAATTTTCGGAGCGGATCTTCAATAACCATAACGGCTGCCGGTTCCGGACCCGTAAATGTCTGGTCATGCTATTCGTTCCTCTGCTCTAGCAATATGGTTACACAGGGCATCGGATGGGATCGCATCTATCATGGATCATGGGGCTTGTATGGAGAAGTCGCCTGGTTTTCTGAAGCTCACTCAACGCGGGAACGTTGGCTGATCGAAGGCTACCTCTCCCACAAATGGGCCATCCCCCTCGCCGCTGGCCATCCCTTCGCCAACCGCCCGCCGTTGATCGGGGACTGACATGCTGCGGGTGAGGGTTCCCGGCTCTGGTCTGTTTACGCCGCAAGCAAAGGCACTAAGCGGCCTCTCGTTCTTGTTTTCTCCGCTGCTCGGGCATGGCGCGGCGACCGGCGCGACGGTCGCATCTCCCGCCGCGACGATCATCGTCGCTGCGAATGCTCCGAGCCTCGCGGCGGGCAAGAGCGTCGCCGTCCCGGCCGCGACGATCACGCTCGCCTCGACGGCTCCGTCGATCAGCGCGGGCAAGCGCATCGACGCTCCCGCCGCGACGATCACGCTCGCGGGCCTTGCGCCGACCATCCAGGCCGCGACGGGTCCGTCCATCGTCGTTCCGGCGGCGACCATCTCGCTCGCGGCCAGCGCGCCGAGCCTCGCAGCGGGCAAGAGCGTCGCCGTTCCTGCTGCCGCGATCAGCCTCGCGGGCAACGCTCCAGCAATCTCGGCGGGCAAGCGCGTCGTCGTCCCTGCCGCTGCCCTGCTTATGGGCGGCGAGGTTCCGGCGATCCGGACCGGCAAGAGCGTCGCGATCCCGGCCGCGACGATCAGCCTCGCGGGCAACGCTCCGTCGATCAGCGCGGGCAAGCGTGTCGTCGTCCCGGCGGCGACCATCGCGCTGTCGGTATCTGCCCCGACCGTCTCGGTCGGCGACGCCATCACCGTTCCCGCCGCCACGATCACGCTGGCCGCGATTTCGCCGTCGCTGGCAGCGGGTAAGTCCGTCGCGGCACCCTCGGCCACCATCGCGCTCTCTGCCGCGCCACCGACGATCCAGGCGGCGTCCGGCATCAGTATCGCGCCGCCGACCGCCACCATCCTCCTCGGAGGCGAAGCGCCGTCGATCAGCGCGGGCAAGTCCATCACCATTCCGCTCGCCTCGGCTCAGGTTCTCGCGGCGCTTGCGCCGCAGCTGGCGACGGGCAAGTCCATCGCGGTCCCGGTCGCCACCATCACACTGACCGCCGCGTCTCCGACACTCGCGGCGGGCAAGGCCATCGAGGTCGCCGCTGCGGCCATCGCCATCGGCGGCATCCCGCCGCGCATCCAGCTTATCGCGCCTCCCGGAACGCTGCGCGTCATCCGCGATGCCATCAGGACCGCCTGGGATGCCCGCTGGCCGCATGGAACCAGTTACCGGGTACTCTGGCAGGTCAACGACAATGAGAGCGTCCCTGAGCCCGGCGAGGCGCGTGCGTGGGTGCATGTCGTGATCGACTTCGACAGCGAGGATGTGCGCGCCTATGCCGGCGGTCGCGAGGCGTCGGATCGCGAGTGGCGCGGAACGGTCGAGATCCGCGTGGTCGCGGAGACCGGCTATGGCGACGACGCCGCGCTCGACCTTCTCGATGACGCGGTCAGCGTTTACCGCTCGCGTCGCGAGGCGGGCCTGTCGTTCATCGAGGGCTCGACCGAGATCTTCGACAGCGCGACCGAGGACGGCGCGTGGTTCGTGCGCGGCACAATGATGCCCTGGACCTACGAGTACCGCGCATGAGCCTTCGCAGCACCATTCGCACCGAGATCAAGGCAGTCTGGGATGCGCGGTGGCCGCACGGCGAGACCTATCGCGTGATCTGGCACGAAAACGCGCATCCCGACACGCCGACACCGGGCGAGGTGCAGCACTGGCTGCATTTGCATACCGAGTTCAGCCGCGAGGAGATGCGCGCATTCGGCGGCGGATCGCTCGCCAATGAGCGGCTCTGGTTCGGCGCGGTCGCGGTCCGCGTGTTCAGCGAGGTCGGCATCGGCGAGGACGTCACTCTCGACCTCCTCGACGCCGCCGTCGTGGCGCTCCGCGCGCGGCGAGCGGGCAATCTGACTTTTGTCGGACCTATTGTCGGCATTGCCGACACAACACGCTCGAACGGCGCGTGGTATAGTCGCGGCGCGTCGATCCCGTTTCAATATCGCTTCCAGGGCTAAGGAGACCCGATCATGCCGATCAGTGAAGGCGTGCAGTCACGCATCGTCTACAAGGCGTATTCCAGCGGGTCGATCACGGCCAACAGCGAGCCGGATACTGCGACCGACCCCGGCACGTCCGGCGGTCAGGTGCTGCGGCGGGTCTCGTCGTCGCTGAACCTGGTCAAGGATTCCTACCAGTCCGAGGAGATCCGCACCGACCGGCAGATCGCTGACTTCCGCCACGGGTTGCGACGCGTCGAGGGCTCGATCTCAGGTGAGCTTTCGCCGGGTACGCAGTTCGAGCTCTTGGTCGCCGCGCACCGCGACTCGGCGGTGTCGGCGCTGTCGCTGTCGAATACGCAATTCACCAGCGTCACCAGCGACAACTCGACCTCGGCCTTCGTCTTCACTGCTGGCGACCCGGTGACCTCGGGGTTGCGTGTCGGCGATATCATCCGCTTCGGCACGCTCGCCGCGACGGCGAACAACGACCGCAATTTCGTGATTCGTAGCTTCGGCGGCACCAGCAATCGCACCGTCACCGTCAGCCCTGCGCCGACCACTGACGCGGTGGCCGACACCAGCTTCACCGTGACGCGCCCCGGCAAGACCACCATCGTCCCGGCCAGCAGCTTCACGGCGCGCAAGTTCGGCATCGAGGAGTATCGCGAGGAATTGGATCTGTCGCGCCTCTTCACCGAATGCCGCGTGTCCGGCTATTCGCTGTCGCTCCCGGCCACCGGCCTCTCGACGGTGGAGATCCCGTTCATGGGGCGTAACGCGGTCTCGCTGTCCGGTGGCTCCGCGCCCTACTTCACCGCTCCCACCGCCGCGACGACGTCCTCGGCGTGCGCCTCGGCCAACGGTCTGATCCTGTCGCCGGATGCTGGCTCGTCGCCGCTCGGCATCGTCACCGGCATCGACATCGCGCTCGATCTCGAGGCCGAGATGCAAGCGGTCATCAACCAAAACATCGCGCCCGAGATCTTCCTCGGCCGCGCGAATGTCACCGGCACGGTGTCGGCGTTCGTGGAAGATTTCGCGCTGTTCAACGCCTTCTTGAACGAGAGCGAACTCCAGCTGATCGTGCGCGTGGACAGTGGCTCGGCGGCGAATGCCGATGCCATCTGCATCTACCTCCCGCGCGTCAAGCTCGGCGGCGCGGACATGCCGCTGTCCGGCGCGAATGGTCAGACGATCTCGCTGCCGTTCCAGGCGCTGCGCTACACCGGCAGCGCGGCGGGCCGCGACACGACCACCATTCGCATCCACGACACGGCGGCCTGAGCATGTCGCGTTTCTCTGGTCTCGGCGCGTCGGTGGACAAGCCGACGCGCTGCTATCTCTCGATCCCCGTCGCCGGTCGTCCGCCGCTGCTGTCGCGCGATGGCGATCCGGCGTACATCGACTGCCTGTCGCTCGACAGCCGCGAGGCTGGCGCGCAGCGCCGCGCGTCCGCCATCGCGCGCCTCGATCGCCGCGCGGCGAAACTGACCGCCGATGACATCGAGGCCGAACAGGTCGGGATGCTGGTGGCGCTCATCACCGGCTGGCGGTTGTACTCGCTGGCCGGCGATCCGCTCGATGTCGAGTGCGACGAAGCGGCGAAGCGGGAGTTGATGAGCGATCCGACGTTCGCGTGGGTGCGCCGCCAAGTCGAGGAGCACATCGGAGACCTGGGAAACTGGTTGAGCGCGACGGCGAGCTGATCGCCTTCGCGCATCACCGTTTCGACCTGGACTTGCCGCGCAAAGGCGGGCGCAAACGCGACCACCTGGAGAGCGTCGCGCGGCAGCTAGGACGCCGCCCTGCGGGCCTCGACGGGCCACCGTTGCCCGCGTGGGGCGAGCACATCTGGTCGGCGTGGCTGGATCTTCACCAGGGCCGTCGCATCGGCTTCAACGGTGCCGAGCCGCTGTCCTGGGCCGATCTCGACGCATGGTCGAGGCTGACCGGCGCGGAGATGCGGCCGGATGAGGTGGCACTGATCATGCGAGTGGATCGCGAGTTCTTCGCCGTGCGCGGCGAGATCGAGGGGAAGAAATGATCAACGCGCCGAAAGAGTCGATCCTTCGCGCTGGCCTCGACGCGAGCGAATACACGCGCGGCGCGCAAGAGATCGACAGGGCAAACACCGAGATCCTGGCGAGCAGCGGCCGGGTCGAGCAGTCTCAGGAGAAGATGACCCGCTCGCTGGTCTCGTCTTCGTCCAGCATGGATCGCCTCCAGGCATCGCTGGACAAGGGCTTCGCCTCGCAGCTGCGTTACGAGCAGATCGTGGATCGCGTCAACTCCGCGATGGAGCGCGGGCGCATCTCGCAGGAGCGTGGCGCGCAGATCATCAGCCTCGCGCAGCAGCGCTACATGTCGGCCGCGACGGCGACTGCGGCGATGGGGGCGGCGACTGCGGCGGCGGCGACATCGAGCAGACAATTCGGCTTCGTCGCGCAGCAGTCCGGCTATCAGCTAGGCGACTTCGCGGTTCAGGTCGCGAGCGGTCAGTCCGCGATGGTTGCGTTCATTCAGCAGGGAACACAGTTCCTCGGCATCTTCGGGACATTCGGCGCAATAGCTGGTGCCGCGCTCGCCATCGGCGGCGGCATCTACATGATGTTCGACAAGATGGCCGAGAACGCGAAAGCGGCGACAGACGAGGTCTCTTCCTTGACGGAAGAGATCAAGCGCATGAACGAGGAAAGCGCGAAACGCGGCGCGGGGCAGACGGGCATTCGCGCGAATGTGCGGCTTGAGAGCCTGATGGCCGAGCGCAATCGCCTGACCGGCATGATGCCGACAGGCGGCGGCGCTATGGCATCGGGCGAGTTTCAAGGCGTTGTCGAGGCCCAGGCGGCGGCGAGCGTCGCGGGCATCCAGTCGCAGATCGACGCCATCGACAAGCTCATCCGCGAATATGACCGGCTCGTCATCGAGCAGGAACAAGCAGACATGACTACGGCGAACCTCAAGCGACGCGGCGAGGAGTTCGAGGAGCAGAAGAAGCGCGAGGCCGAGGCCGTCCGCGACGCCGCTCGCGCGCAGGAAGAGGCCGAGCGTGCGCGCCAGCGCTTCCTCTCCGATGTCATGTCACTAGAAAACACCCTCGACCCGCTGACCGCCGCGACACGACGCTGGGCCGATCAACAGGCGCTTTTGGCCCAGGCGCTCGACGCCGCCATCATCAGCCAGGAACGCTACAACGAACTGGTCGCGATGTCGGACGAGGCGTTCCGCAAGGCCACCGAGAAGCAGACCGAATACCTGACCGGCATCGAGCGCCAGACGCGCCAGAACGAGAACCTCGCGCGCGATCTCGGCCTGTCGTTCCAGTCCGCGTTCGAGGACGCGATCCTGCGCGGTGAGAAGCTGCGCGGCGTGCTGGCCGGGATCGCGCAGGACATCGCGCGCATCATCCTGCGCCAGACGGTGACGACGCCGCTGGCATCGATGCTGATGGGTGGGCTCTCCAGCGCCTTCGGCGGTCTGATCGGCGGCGGACCAAGCGACATTCGCGGGCCTGGCGGATCGACCAGCATTCCATTCGGCGGGCCTCGCGCTCTCGGCGGGCCGGTCGAGGCGGGCAGCGCCTATCTGGTCGGGGAGCAGGGGCCGGAACTGTTCATGCCCAATGAGTCGGGCCGCATCATCCCGAACGGCCAGACCGGCGGCACCGTGGTCAACCAGACGATCCAGATCAGCGTCGGCGTCGCCCAGACCGTCCGCGCCGAGATCGCCGCGCTCATGCCGGCGATCAAGCGCCAGACCGTCGATGCGGTGGCGGACGCCAGGATGCGCGGCGGATCGTTCGCCGCCGCGATGGGAACCTGACCATGGCCATATCCTATCCGATCACCCTCCCGACATCCGGCGGCTACGCGCGCGTCGAGCTTCGCATGTCGAACGTGGTCGGTGTCTCGACCTCGCCGTTCACGCTCCAGCAGCAGCTGGTCCGGCACCAGGGCGCGCGGTGGGAAGCGGACGTCACCGTCGCCGAGATGGAGCGTCCCGCCGCCGAGGAATGGATCGCCGCGCTAGCCTCGCTGCGCGGGGCCTGGGGCACGTTCCGCCTGGCAG